CAGGAGCATATTGTTGAATATATTTTAATATATCCTTTGGATCCTCAAGAGGTCCACCTTCTCGTTCAGAATAAGGCAATTCTTCTTTTTTACTTGGTTTTGATGGTTGTGCTTGTTCCCAAGGTTTGCTTATTCCACCCACTAAAGCAGCAGACATTCCACGTCTTGTTAATTCTCTATCCTTTACTTCTGCTCTGGCATCTTTAAATCGTTGTTCTGTTTGTTTTTTCTCTTCTGTAGAAGAATAACCTTCTTCTCTGGCTTTTTTTTGTTCTTCTCTTGAAATACCAAAAGCATTTTCGGGAACTTTTACACCACCAATATCTTGATATGTTGGTAGTGATTCTGGTCTTTGTCTTGATGCAATTACTGCACCTACATCTGCACCTGCAACATCAGTTCTTCTTGTGGCTCCCGGAGCATTTTGTACTAATGAAAAGAAATCCCGTTGATCTTGGGGATTCATTGGATTATATCTACGACCAAATGTATCTTGGAAATCAGTTTGTGTAACCCAATATGCTGGGCTTATTCTTGTTGAATCTTTTCTTGCTTGATCTACTGCAGATCTTGCTTGATCTACTGCAGAAGTTGTTTCTCTCGCTTTTTGGGCTAATTTTTGTACTTCTGAACTACCTGTGGTAATAGCTGTTAATAAAGCTTCTCCTGCAGCATATGCTTGTCCTTCTGGAGTTGAAGGATCTGGAACATTAGTAAAATACTGTGTGGGTTGTCTCTTAGCCATTTCAACCTCTTCCTAAGATTTGTGACATTCTACGCAAATCATCTTCACTTGGTCTTGGTCCTTGAGCAGGATTACGAGCCATAATTTCTCTTGCAGCAGCCTCAAGTCCCAAATTGGATTTAAAATCTCTTACTGCTTGCTTTCCTGCTTTTCTTCCTGCTTCCTTTGCAGATGCTGGAAGTTTTCCTTCACTTTTTGCTTGTGCTTGTGCACGCAATGCTGCTTCAACAGCCGCTTGATTTTGAAGGGCTTGCAATCTTCTAGTTTCTGTTCTTGCTACATGGCTTTGTGGAATCACACCTCTGCGTACAGCATCTTCAGTGCCTGCTCTTGTAACAGCATTGGGTGCCATACCTGATGGGAACATGGCTGGTGGAACTGGTGCAGATGGGGATGGAGTCATGCCTACATTGGGGAATGATGGTAAAGTTCCTAAATTTTCATAGTCTCCTGTTGCATCGCCGTCTCCCGCTTCCCAATCTTGTGCATCACTTGCTACTTCATTTGCTGTTCCTTGACCGTCACCATCCATATCGGAATTATTTGGATTTAGTGATTCAACACCACTTGGATCGGGATAACCCATTCCAGATTCATCTTCTGCCCCTTCTACATCTAAACCAACTCCTTGAAATCCTCTTAATGCCGAAGCAGCCCTACGTGTTTTTGGAAGTTCTATTCCAATTTGATTAAAAAGATCAATAAGACCTTTCAATCCTTCTTGTTTGGCCTCATTTAAATTTTGTTGTTCTTGTTCAGCCAAAAATTGTTGATGCTTGGCATATTGCTCGGCTTCATTCAATAGTTTGGCCTTCATCGCTGCTGCGTTAAGTTCATGAATCCAAGAGTATTTCTTAATTTTCTTATCCATAAAATTATTTATACTTGACATTTGTTGAGCCTGAGTTATTATACAGCTATGAATGACGCAGGTAAAGGTGATACATATCGTCCCGTAAATTTTGAGACTTATTGTAAAAATTGGGAAGAAATTTTTGGATGCAAGAAGAAAAAGAAATCAAAAAACTCAAAGAACAAATCCAAGAACTCCAAAAAGTAAACCGAGAGATTACTGTAGCTGCAGGTAAACTTGCTGCTGAAAACATGGATTTAAAGAAAAAACTTGACAAGAAGAAAAGAAAGTGATATACTATAACTATGCCTAATTCAAAGCAACGCGTTACTAATCGTAAGCATAAGAGAAGTCAGGAACGTCGTAAGCGTCAAAGGGCTGCTAGCCTAATGAACGCAAAGGTTGGTACACTCCGAGAGCTTGACCGGATTGGCCAACTTCCTAAGTCTGTCAAGCAAGAGAGATTGCCCAATGGCTAATGCCACTCAAATGAACATCGCTGATGTTCGTAAAAAGTTTGATAATATTGATTGTTTCTTTACTTATTATGATGGTGAAAAGTCCACCTTTGATTTTTATGGAACTAACGCAACCGGCGTAGAAGTTCGTATTTCTTTGGGTGGGTGTCCTGCATGGATCAAGAATCTGTCTTTTGGTCCTAATGACGCTATAAATATAAATGATGCTTTAGAGCGTCATGTTAGATACATGTCTGTTACTGATGCCAATGGTAAAGTTTTGTACGAACAGTTTTTTGATATCAAATAAAGGATAATATGGATAATTTTGAAAACAACGAGTTTGAGGAATATAACAACCCAGACCACATCTACCGTCCAAAGAATGGATTTTTCTATTTCAACGGCAGCAAAGAAGAATTGAGGAAGATGTGGGAGAAGATGATTCAGAATCAAACTCCCATGGATTATCTACAAGAGTACATGAATTTTCATGATATTGATAATCCAAAGAAGCCAGAGGTTAGTGGTAAATTTGGAGATAAACATCAAAAGAAAAGTCAAAAGCCAAAGCCATCTAAGGTTGTACAATTTACACATGACGAATATCTCAAACTAATTGAAATTCGTGGCTATCTTGCTATCACTGAGCAATTTGCACATGTTAAGGCCCTTGATAAAGTTATTAATCATATTAAGGTAGACGGAAAGGAAATTCAATGAGCAACTATACACCCGGTGAAGGTTATGACAAAGGATTTCAGTGTCGTATGAATGGAGGTCAAAAACCTTCACAAGCTATTATGACATCAGATCCATACTGGCAGGAATACGCTACTGGTTGGAATGATGCCGATACAAAGATTATAAATGAAGCAAGAGAGCGAAACTCTTGCACTAAACCAAAGTGCTGTAAGAAAAAAGATTTTATACAAGACTAAACACTTTTAGTGTGTAAGCCTTCTATACGTCGATTCTACATCCTCGGGTGTGAGTGCTGTTCTTGGTCTACGAGCCCATCTTTCACCACCACGTGCAGCTCCAAAAGCCAACTCACCATTCTCTCTTCTTATTCTTTCTAATTCTTTTTCTCTTCTTCTGGTTTCTCTAATATCCATTCTAACCATGTTTCTTCCAGATGATGATCTCATCATTTTAGGATCTGCTGAAAAATCTAATAGAGTTCCAGCAAGTTTTACTCCACCCATATTTTCTAGCATTCTTTGAACTCTTCTTTGTTCTTTTGCATCTCTTTCGGAAACCATGTCAATAGCAGTGAGTTGCCTACCCTCTGGGTTTAGTCCAAAAAGTAATCCACCTTTTTCTTTACCGACTCCTTTAATGAACGCTTTTCTTAGAGTATTATAAATTCTTGTACCCAAACCTTGTTCCAACTCTCTTCTTCTTACACCTTTTGTAAGACCAATTTGTTGACCTTTTACTAAATCTAAAGAAGAAGATCCACTAATGTCTTCAACTTCTTGTCTTACTACTTGTCTCCATTGTTTTGATCTACTTCTTGGAGATTCTGTATTAGTTCCTCTAATCATTTTTCTAATCCATCCCGGGAATCCAATACCCCGGGCTATGGCTAAATAAGCAGCTTGACTCTTTGGTGCTGCAGTATCGGATATGTCGATATTAAATCTTGGTTTGTCGGTAAGTGATTTAATTTCAATATTTCCGCCATATCCTTCATCATCGTCATCATCAAAATCTCTTATTTCTACGTCAGCTTTTCCAGTACCACCAGATGAAATTCTAAATTCGCCTGGTTTCAATGGACTTGTATCAACAACTTCTTTATTTGTCTTTGGATCTACGGTAAAATAAGATCTTCTTTTATAACTTCTTAAAGGTGTTTTTTTAGTTGGATGTAATAATGGATCTATAGTTTTTTTGGTCTCTGGATCCGTATATCCACCTAAATTTTCAAGAAAATTTGCAAAAGCATCTAAAGCATAAACTTCACTTGCTCTTGATGATTGTCTTGCTTTTGGATTTTCTTCTTCTTGATTAGTGAGTGTTGCTTGATTTTGTGTTTTATCAGTAACACTATCTTGATATGCTGTGGTTATTTTTTCTTCTTCTTCATTCAAAATAGATAATCCTTGTAAACAAAATTCTTCCACAAAACTCTTTTCCTTGTGTGGTAAGAAAAAGATTTCACCACTTTCTTCATCACGAACACCGATCTTCATTCCTTTATTACGTCTTTGCAATCTTTGTAGATAACGTTTTGTTTCGTCATCTGGAATATGTCTCCAAGCCTTTGAATCTTTGTAGATCTTATATTGCTGTGGAGTGAGATTGAACATCTCAATTCCTTGGAACATATTCACAGGACCACTGCGAGAATCCAGTGCCATCATTATTGGATCGTAACCAGATACATTTCCTTTATTTGCGCTTGGTGCCTCTGCTGGTGTTCCTATCTCACCCGGAGAAGACCCGGTGGACATTCCACCTGTTGCCATTTCTTCAAATAATTCTATTGCACTAAGTTCATTGTTGCTATTAATTGTGACATGGGCCTCTAATAAAGCAATAACTTGTTCTTGAGTTATTCCTATTTTTTCAACATCTTCAGAAAATACTTTAGCAACACCAATAACATTTGTTAGTAGGCTCTTTGTCATGCCTGGTGGTAATTGGTCGAATATCTTCTTTAATTTTATTACAAAATACTCAAAGTCGTCTATAGAACCCTCTGTAGATAATAAATTTCCTTCTTCATCTATTACTCCAGCTCTATAGGCATTCAAAGAGGTATATGGAGCACTCACAGCATTCGCAAACTTATAAAAATAAAAAGAAGGGATGTACTGTGGTGTCTTCATTTAAATTATTTAGTTTTTTGCACCTAATAATTTTTTATCAATTCTAGGATCTGTGTTTAACTTATGATATTGTGTTTCTGGAATTTTAACAACTTGGTATTCTAAAAATACTAAAAAGGATTTTAAATAAGAATGAAGTTTTGGTTCTAATTTAAAAAATAGTATTCTGGCTGAGTTTTCTTCTCCAAAAACATTTTTTAAAATTATTATATGATTTAATATCAATCTTTCACGAATGGATTTAAAAGTCTTTTGTTTATGAATTTTTTGAATAAGTCTTTTTACGTACTTAATTCTTTTTAAATCATCTACAAACTCATTTTTTCCAGAACAATGAGAATTGAAATAATGCTTTTGACAGAAAGCAATAAAATTTGCATCTGTTAAAACATCTTCATTCATGAATATATCAGTGCATGCATCCACAATTTTCATCTGATCCCGAATCTGGAACAATCACCATTTGAACTTTACGAAGAGAATTTGGTTGTTTAATAACTGAAGCAACCAACTTTAAACCATAACCTAGTTTTTCAGAGATTCCATCTCCTTGGCTGAAGCCCTTCTTGTTAACATCGTCATAAGGATTTTGTCCATAGACTCCCAATTGAGGGCTTCCATATTGTATGAGTTTATATGAATTTTCACCATCTTGAAGAACGTTCTTATATTCAAAATCTAAACCAAAGTGATTTAGTTTTTCTTTTACAACGTTTAAAATGCTATCGGGATCAATATAGTCTTTTTGGCTCAAACCATATAAGAGGGAATTGATTGCGTCAATGGAACGAGGCAATTTTAAATTAAAAGTTCCCTTATCCGTGAGTGGGCTTGGTGTTCGTGGTGCTTGTGGATCGCCAATAAAAAGACCTCCACCGAAGGTTTGCTCACCAGAATTTTCATTTAATGGTTCGATTTTTTGTAGTAATTGTTTAAATTTCATGGCTTCTCTTTTATTTAGGTCAATTAATTTTTCTTTGTTTGATCAAATCAAACAAATCTTTGTTGTATTTTTTATTTTCTAAACTAGAAGAAATGCTCTCTGCTATGCTTTCAGATACTGCTTTCCACTTGCCACCCTTGCCTTTATAGCACTTAGCAGCCCATGCATTTGCATACGCACTTGGATATACATCAAATTTTTTCTTTGCTTGTGCAATGCAAGCAGACCACTTTTTGGGATCTTTGGCTTTATTCTTCTTTGCTTCATCTAAAATTTCAATATCTTCTTTTAACATTGCGCTAACTGGCTTGGCACTCCAAGTTTTGCAAGCCCAATATCGAGCCTTCCATCTGGGGCCAGGATTATCGCAATTGTGTCTTGCGCGGAAATTTTTTCTGCGTGCTGGATCATCACGCTTGATTTCCATATTTGGATCACCGAAGTTTACTTTAACTACATTGCCCTTATCATTCTTGACATATACTTTATACTTCTTTACATCACCACGCATGATCTTATTGAGTTTTACTTTCTTGCCATCTTCTTCATATATTTCAATCTTATCGCCGTATTCATTAAAAGCAGATTCCTCTAAATTTTCTAAGAATCCCATTACGGTGTTTGCTTCAAAGACTTCAGTAATTTCCTCTAGATTTTCATTTGTCATTTCAACAATGTACTTGCCATCTTTTTCTTCAATATAATCAATGTCAAAAACTTCACCAGATTCATTGATTATCAAATCACAGGGCAGCAATTCCCATGCTTCAATTGGATTAAAGTTCATTTTGAAAACATTTGAAAAACTTTCAACAATGAACATATCGTATGATTCTTTTACTTCTGTCACACCTGTCTTTACAAATATTGGCTTTTTGCCTTTTCCTTTGACAGATCCTTTTTCTCCCCGGCCCGCTTTTCTCTGAGCGGATCTCTTACGGCGCACAAAGGAGCCAACTCCCTCTTTACCTAGTTTATCTGCCTTCTGGCGGCTTAAGCAAGCTGAATATGATTCGCCCTCTTTGGCATCTCCACACTTACCAACTCGCTCTCCCTTTGTGTTATAACGATCCCAACCTGGGCCACCACCAGCAGACTCTTTATTGAACCACTTACCGAGTCCTGATCGCTCAAATACTTTTTCTACTAAGAGTTTAGTTTTACGATTCATTACTTCCAATCCTTGTCTTGTTTTTCACCCTTTTTGTGGCCATTATCAGATCTGTTATCAGATCTATCTCGGATACGTAAGTTATTTATACCATGGGAGCCACCGTTTCGTAATGGCTTCTTATGATCAATATCTTTTCCATCGCCTTTTCTTACTTTACCCTTTTTGATCATCTGTTCACGGGCTTTGGTTCTTGCTGCTCTTTCTTTTCTTTGCTTTGGTTTACCATGGTAATTACGGTATTCCATCTTATAATTTCTTTTCTTTGCCTCAACTAAAGCATTGCCGTATTTTTTATAAACGGCTAGTAACATATCCGGAAATACTTGTGCTCTTTCCAAAACATTAGAATAAACACTCTTTAAAATAGAATCATCTTCATTTAAAACTTTTGGATTGGTGATCAGTGTTGCTTCATCATGTGTAAGCAATCTGGAATACACCAATGAAGATAATACAAAGTTATTAGTTAAAGCTTCAACAAGTATTTCATTTACAAGGAATGAAACATCTTCTTGCATGATGCTTTTTAATGTGTCTGTTTTGTCAACAGGGATTTTAATTGTCTTTCCATTGATTCGAACATAATTGTATTGTATTGTGTTTAAATCATTAGGTTTAAATCCGGGAAGTAGGCTTACATTAATATCAAAATCCATGTTATTCGTAATATAATCCATAGCAGCCTGCAGAGGATTTATGGAATCTTTTTGAATAAACAAAGAGTTAATATCTTCCTTTTCTTTTGGTTCAGCCTGCTCGACAACGGTTGCAAACTTATTCAAAACTTCTGATGGTCTATCTTTTCTAGATTTAAGGTTATCTTTGCCGGTTAATACAACAGATGGTCTTAAAGAAACTGTTGAAGACTTTACAATTTCATCAAAATAGGAATCTGATAACGGAAATATCCCATTTTGTGTTACCAAGTGTGTTGGTGATGCTGCGGGATCTTTAATCATATCACCGCGATAATATGTCTTTAGAATGTTTTTAACAAATGTGTCTGTGAATTCTGAAATCTTGTTTGGTGAATTCTTAAACAATAGGGGAGCACTTTTGGCGATATCTGTTTGATATGCATCTAAAGTTGCTAACTTATTAACTTTTCCATTTTCATCAAACATCTTTCCAAGAGGTTGACCTTGGCTGTCTGTCAGATCAACACCTTGCATCTGTCTCAATAACTCTGGATTATTTTGAATTTTTGAAATAGAGTCGTTTGATAACAATACTGTAGAGAATTTATTTGTGCTTTTTGTTATTGTGTCTGCAAATTTTGTAAACTTAGGATCTTTTTGTAAATCTGTTGTCGCAAGGGCAGTAGCGATAGAATTTTTTATAAGACCTCTAAATGATTTACTGCTTTGATCAAACTTATCTGTTGTTAAAGAGAATTCCCCACCTGCAGAGATGTTGAATTTATATTTACCACATTCCATGTCAACATTGCCTTCGGCAAATATTGTTTTGGATCCACTTTCAACACTTGCAACTAGATTTTGAATGCACTCTTCACCTATTTGTGAAAGTATTTTCTTGGCTTGTTCAAAGGCATTCTTGCTGAAGTCCAAAGCATTTGGGGCTAAGGATCTATAGGATTCCAGTTCTTGTTCTCCTGCTCCAGCTTTTATTTTGGCCAAGAATATCAATGCATTCAAGACTTGTTGATTGTATGACGAGGTTGATAGAGGATTGATACCAAATTTATTGGCAATCATTTCAAAGGTCATTGAATCAAAACTACTGTTAGTGGGTGGATTTCTTAGTTTCTTAAAGTATTCTTGACGCATCTCAAACGGAATAGAATTCAACTGTTCCGGAGTCATCTGCGTCATTAAATCAAAAATTTCATCTTTAGAAAGTTTTTTTGGTTTTGATGATTTGGGAGTTGTTTCTTTGGCTCCCTCTTCACTAGGTGCTCTTCTTTGTTGTTTCTCTTCTTCCTCTTCACCACCAGAAACTTTTCCTTTTTCTGATTTGTCTTTTTCTCTTACATTTCCAAACAATAACTTTGATGCGCCAGTTTGTTCAAAGTTTGGATCTTTAGTAAGAGTTCTTGCCTCTTCCATAGACATAACTTCAGTCTTTGAAAGGCGTGTGTGTTTACTTTTATCAAAAGAGTCTTTAAAAATTAATTGAATTCGACCACTTGCTGTCTTAACAGCAATAACTTCTCTTATTAATTCTTCTTTAGATTTTCTTTCTCTGGGTACTTGCTTTGCTCGTTCTCTGCGCTTTCTTTCTGCGTCTTTTTGTTTTGCGCTCATTGTGCTAGATAACTTGATTTTGTCACTAGCCATGGCATCACCCGTAGTGCGGAAAGAATCTGCTGTAGAACGCTTTTGTTCTATCAAATTTGTAAGTTCTTTGAAGTTCATCTAAATTATTTATGATAATTTTAGGGCTCCAAGGGATTGTATAATTTTAAATTTTTACAGGTTTTTGCCTTACCGTTTACGACCTTATATAAATCACTTCTGCTAATGTTATTAGCTTTAGCATATTCGGATATATTAGTAACGTAAAAAATTTCTTTGGTTATTACGTTTTGAAAAGTAGCACCCTTGCAAATTTTGACTTTTTGTTTTGGCTTTTCTTTTGCTTTTACATGAGAACCAGTGGTTTCCTTAACTTCTCTTAGTTCTACTGCAGTCCAACCTTTGTAAGTTTTTCTTTTGCCGTTCAATAATTCACATATTTTTACTGGCGTTAATCCATTCTTTTTTCCAAATTCGGTCATGTTATCAAAAAATACTTTTTCTTCAGTACCAACACGCTTTAGCCAATATCCGTTTTGTTCCTGAACTGGTGATCTCCAATACCAAGATCTACCCTCTCTATAAAAGGAACCACCATTTTTTTCTACAAATCTTTGACGTAAAAATGAGGCTTTTGAATTATCATTCATCATAAGCCATATCTTAGATCCCCTACGATTTACTTCATCCAATTCAGTTTTTACTTCACGAATTTCCATAGGTTTCCTTGTATTTTTTTATTATCTTATGTAATTCTTTTACATATTTAATTGGTTTACCTTGGAATACTTGTCTAAGACCATCTTCACATGCTATTAGTATGGCAAAGTTATCAATTTTTATTCCAGTTCGCTCTTGAAACATGAGTGAATATGCTGTTGCTTGTGTGAAATAATTATCAATCTGATCTTTTTTCTTTTCTTTGGTGCTGGCCTTGAAGTCTATAATTGATAATTTGCCATCATACTCTGCGATGCAATCTGTTCTGCCAGCTAAACCCACTGTGGTTGACCATAGTGGTGTTTCAAGAGCAAGTATATTATCAATCTTGTCTAGTTCTGGTTTTAACAAAAGAAATAGAGCCTTATTACCTGGCATCATATTCTCCAAGTCAATAGGCTCATTTCGTAAATAATTTTCTATTATACTATGAAATTTTGTACCCCTAGATGTAACTCTTTTACTTTCTTCTGGATTCTTTTTTCTCCACTCAGTAAAAAATTGTTGCTTTTCGAAACCAGTTACAGTTGTTACACTAGGAAATGTACCACCGGGAGTCGAATAAAAACGTTTTCCGTTTTGTTCTACTTCTTTAATTTCGCAAGTTAAATCGATAAATTTATGGTTAAAATGTTTAAATTCACACAAAGTCATGTATTATATCACTCTAAAGAATAAAATCCACTATATTGTCCTAACTTTTCTTTCTTCAAGAAAGTTTCAATAGGGTCGCCATCTAATTCTAAAGTATCAAGTTTTTGTCTCTTTTGTTCTTCTTCATCTCTACCACGCCCTCCACCACCAGAATCATCGTCATCAATATCTCTTCTATTTTTTGGAGTTTTCCCACGGTTCATTCTTCTAGCAGCCGCAGCCATTGCCACTGGCATCAGTGCTTGTAAAATACCCGGGCTTACGCCAAATAAACCAGATGGTTTGATTACAGTTTGTTCATCAGGTGTTTGTGCTGGTGTTTGCTCTGTTGGTTCTGGTGTTTTGGGTGAAGGTACTTCTACAGGAACGGGAACAGTTTCTGGTGGTGTTGTCGGAATTATAGGCTTTGGTGCTGGAACTTCTTCTGGCTCTTCCGGAGTAAATTCTCCGGGGTTAAATCCAGTTTGTTGATAAACTCTATCTCTTATTGCATCAACTAATGGTTCGGTTTTTCTGTTGTAGCCTAAATTGGTGTCCTTCAAAACTTGTGTCAACACCACTTGAGACATTTGCATTGCCTCTTTTTGTGTTTTGGGTACGGTATAACCTTTGTCGGCTAAAATTTTAGAAGTTTGTGCATCTATTAATTTATAAACCTCTTCTATTTGAGGAGATTGTAATGTGGCTTCTGCTGAACTACCTTTCATTAAATCATTTGAAAGAGTTTGTATTGCAGATCTTGCATTAGAAACAACTTCAGGTGCCACTCCCTCTATTGGGATCATTTCTGGTGATGGGCCTATGCGCATACCAGATCTAACAGCCCCAGAACCAGCACGTGTGGCTGATTGTGCCCCTCTTAACGAGCCAGCGCCTACTTGTTCATTTAACAATCTTTGTTTTAATATTTGTTCTAAAATTGGATTAAGAGGCTTCATAAATTTATTTAGAAACCAAGACCGGAAGTTCCTGGCTTAAATCCTCCAAATAATTGTTGCAACATCATAGGTTCTAATATTTCATCCCATTTTGATTTTTCTTTTCCAAGACTTCTATCCATAGCCTCTTTTGCTCTTCTCTCTGCCATAAAATCGCTTATATAATTCGCTTGTTGTTGTTGCCCCTGAATAACTGCAGGAATCCCTGCAGCCAAAGCCCAGAACATTGGATTTTTTGATTGCTTTAGTACACTTTCCCAAGCTCTTTGTCCCCAAAGTCTTCCTGCTCTATTTGCTGCTTCTCCAGCAAGTCTTGCGGCATCCTTTGGATCTTTAGGTTGAATTTTCATGGATGGTTCGGTTGCAGTTTTAGGATTATATCTGTTTACAATCTTTTCGAGACCTTTCATTGCATTTGGTATTGTTGCTTCAACTGCAGCCACTGCTGGTATCGTTGCTGCTGCACCTAAAACTGATGAAGGGATATATCCAATTTTAGGTTCAAAATATTCTTGAGTATATTTGTATGGATAATACCCAACTGCCATTTGCCATGCTAAATTTGCAGCACCAGTTGTTATTGGATTTTTCATTGTCCTTTGAACAAAAGATTCTGCGGGTTCATTATTTACTGCTAGTTTTAAATATGGTTCACCACCACCAGTTTCAGTTGGAAATAATCTTGAACCAGGTGGTGGTGAGCCTGCGCCACGTGGAGATTTCTGTCCTTCTGGAACATCTCTTCCACCCATTCTTCCTGGTTGATCTCTTCTTTTACTTACTGAAAATCCTTTTTCTCGTAAAGAAGACGCCATTTCTCTTTCCATAGCCACTTTTGCCATAGCATCAATAATAGATTGTCTAACAGGTTTAGGTTGTGCTGATGGAGCTGGTGTTGAAGTTGGCGTTGGTGTTGGTGTTTCAACAGAAGAACCAATTAAATCAACCAAGTTAAATGCAGATCCCGGAACATAAGGTGGAATTTTGAGTTTTTCTTCTTCCTCTTTATCAGATGTCAAATTATAATTTGGTTGTGCTGTGACAACTCTTTCAGACAGTATTCGTTTTAAAACGATTGGAAGTGGTTTCATGTTTTAAAAATGTTTGCAGTTATGTTATTACTAGTTTTTATTGAATTTGGTTTTTGTCTGTTTATAACATTTTGATAACCAGATAAAACTTCATTTACTTTATCTTTTAATACAGAAGAACTCTGTGTAATTTCATTACGGGGAACTGCAACAGGTTGTGCCAAACTTGTAACATGGCCTATTGTTTCTCTTAATGAATTAGATTTTGGACCTTGTACTTCAGGTGTTTTAGTTAAAAAATCCTTGACTTTCCAAAGAAATTGTCTATCTTGTTTATTGTCCATGGCTTCAAAATATTTAGATTTTCATAAATACTTAAAAGGTATGAATAAGCAGGTTCTCTTGCTCAATCAAGATAATACACCTCTTAATATTATTACCGTTGGAAAAGCCTTTAAGTTGATGAGCCGCGATAAGGTTTGGGTTGATGAAACTTCACCCGAATACTACGAAGTAGTTTCCGTATCTAAAATTGTTAAAATTCCAAAAATTTTAATTCTAAAATACTACGTGAAATTACCTTTCAAAAAGGTTGTTCCAAATAGAAAAAATGTTCTTCGCAGAGACAACTATGTTTGTCAATACTGTGGGATAGACTTATGTGATAAAACTGCTACAATCGATCACATTGTTCCTAGATCTAAGGGTGGGGGATCTACTTGGGTCAATATGGTAACTGCTTGTAAAGATTGTAATTTATCAAAGGGAAATAAAACCCTAAAAGATGCAAAAATGCAATTGAAGAAAAAACCAAAAGAGCCTTCTTATGGATTTCTCTTTGATCACATGCTAATTACTTTTAAGAGAGATTAATATGCCAAACTATGCTTTTAAGTGTGAAAATTGTGAACATGAATTTGAATTGTTTTTAAAGATGTCAGAGAGTGACAATCCAATTAAAGAAAAATGCCCTTCTTGTGGAAAGAAGAAAGTTGGCAAAAATTGGGAAAGTCAAAGAAATTCCATTGCTTATGATATGACTCTTACACCAGAAAAAGTAACCGGAGGAGCATGGAAGGAAGTAATTGATAGAATAAAAACCAACGGCATGGTTCCCAAAAGATATCATGATAGGTTGGACAATGCTGGCAAAGGTGTAGGAAGAATTGTAAGATAAATAATAATATGGAATACAAACTACAAAAGATTCTCTTGAATAATTGTAATGTTTATAACATCTTATTTGAAGACAATATTTTGGGTCATGTTCTGATTAACGATGAAAACACAATCGTAATTCAAACAGATGAACTTTCAATTGTTCCTATTGTGGAGTCTTTTGGTTTTTCTGGTGAAGCCCTATTAGCAGATGAAAATGGCTATCAAACAGTTATGCTAAAAGGCAATTTAGATTTGGCACCTTTGTATGAGTACAAAGTTATTGATTTGCAAGATCAATTTTTAACTGAAGAAGAGATTTAAGAATATAATAACTGTCTACAATATCTGTTATTGGATTTGACAAAGTTCTTTGATTAAAAGTAAATGCTAAATTTGTTCCTGTCTCCTCGGAGAAGGCTTTGTACATTGCCACTTTATCGGCGTTTCCTTTGCCTGTGGCGAGTTTCTTTGCCTTGGACGGCTCTATGACGGTCACGGGAATCCCGGCCTTATAGAGCTTATGCTTGAAGATCCCCATGTTCTCGGCCAGATTGAACACACGCCCTTTAGAACCGTAGGAATAGCCTTCTACGGCCACGTCTGAGGCACCCATACATAACTTGCTTGACCAATCGGAAATTGTATCAAATCGGTCCACATCCATTACATATTCTTGAAAACTTTCTCCCGTTATATTTGGCAAAATTTTATCTGCAAATTTTTTAACTGTTGTCAAATAATAAAACGAACAATTTTCAAATTTAAATTCTTTACGCTCATCATAGAGACATAGACACGGGCAAGTTATTGAGTAGTCAACACCTACGAGCATATAGAACATAGATATTTATACCTCGCACAGGGGAGTGTTTCTTGGTTCTCTGTCAAGCGTACTTCGAACACTTTAGAAAAAACGCGAGCCCCATCTCCCCCGGCAAAATTATTTAGTACCAATTATAATTTTGGACCAGTTACTCGTACTTTGGATGGTGATCCAGCTTTTATTGCAGCCTCAACTTCTTTGCTTGCTTTTTGTGACCAACCATCTGTTGGTGTTGTTCCCGCATCTCTGCCAGCAAGATATCCTTGAATTCCTAAAGATGCTGCGGTTCCAATTCCGGGAATAAAGTCAGCAATCTCTGATCCTGCTTCCAATGCAGCGCCAGTATAGTCTCCTGCTTGTGCTCTGTCTGCAATTGCCGCAACTGATGCTAGAGTTCCAACTACTGGTAAAGACTTTAAGCCAACCTTGCCCATAGTTCTAACCATTGAACTTCTTGTCGCAGGAGGGACAGTGACTTGCTTCGAAACAGTTCCAAATGGTGTTGGAGCCGGGTTAAGAACACCTCTTAAATCTGGTCTAGTGTACAATCTTTGTTGTTCTGGTGATAGATTACTCCACCAAAACCATTTTTCTGGTGTTGAAATATCAGGAATTTTTGGTTTTAATTTTGTAGCGTCATCAATAAAAATATTTGGCGATTCCAATTTTGTTCTATCAGATATTATAGAACCTTTAATTTCTAAAGCTTTACGGAATAAATTTTCTTTTGATCCAATTGGATATTCTTTATCTATGCCGGATAATCTTGCTTTTAATCTTTTTGCTGCTTCAGTATCTTCTACTGGAGGAAATTTTTCAAATGTATCTATAATTTCTTGATCAGACATTCGATACATGTCTTGAAACGCAGCATAATCTGGACTTAATTCACCAAATTTAATTGCAGGATCTGGTGATGGGGCAGATGGACGAACTACTTTTTTTCTTTTTTCAAAATCATCACCTTCAGGCCAATCAAATGTAGCATCTGTATTTTCTAATAAAATAAATTGTTTAAATCGCAGCATACTAATATTTATAACCCCCCAGAATTATCTGGGGGGTTTAAACTCCTCCGACTGGAATCGAACCAGTGACATGGAAGTTAACAGCTTCCCGCTCTACCTACTGAGCTACAGAGGATCGTGTTTTTACACTATTTGACAGCCACCCGCTGTGCAGGCAAACTCCTTTGCTGCTTCCGTATTATCTTGAGATTCATACTTTGACAACTCCTTGAAGTTAACCTTGATCTTTGGATGTTCATTATAAGTTGCAGCATCAATTTGTTCAAATGGAGCCTGAGCATATGTATGGCTATCTCCACCTGGTAAGAATGAAATTCCTGTTGCAACATCAAAGTTCTCCCACAACCATTGACCAACTTCAAGGAACTCGCTGTCACGGTAGTTTACAGTTACAGAAGGCTTGTGTTGGCAATAATGTTCTTGGTATGTCTTCCAAAGATCCAA